GATACTCATCACTCTTGAGCCTCTTTCTAACAAGGCAACCGTAGTTCCTACAGCAGCTTGTTGATTGCCATCACCCACTTGCATATCAGCAATAGCTGCAAATCTTTGACCTGCACCTACGACAATCGTCATCAATTGTAATAAGGTTTGAGACGGTTCTTTATAAGGAAGCGGCATAAATGCATCCTTAAGATTACCGCCTGGAGCGTCGACATCACGCCACTCTCCAGGCTGTAACGAGACAGCATCGTTTTGTACACGAATGCCTCTCTGTTTAAACCCGGCAGGTAAGTTGGAGAGCGTACCTGCATCTAGTAATTGACGGAGAGCGGACGTTGCCGTTCGACTCAAACCGCCGATCATATGAATTAATCCAAAACCATAGAATCCAAGACCTGGCAGAAATCGAAAATGCACAAAGTATTGAATCTTATTTTTCAATGGATCATCGAGTTTAAAATTTCTTCTAATTGCTAAAACTTTTCTTGTCGAGTTTTCAACTGTGACAATATAAGGAATCTTAATTCCTGTAGGTTGACCATCTTTCCCGACATCTTCAAAGCCTTCTAAATCTAAATCAACATGACATTCGATTAAGGTAAACACTTTTTCATTTTGTGTTTTACGAATCCCTTCGAGTTCACGTTCTTTTTTCCTTAACTCTGACTCTTCGTTATAAGGAGTATTGAGTTTAATATCTTTATAGAATCCTGAGACCTGTTGTTTTCTTAAATCATTCTCAGAAGTTTTAATCACATGACAAATGGCTTCCGCATCCTCTAATGAGGTAGCAGAATACGGAACCACTAAGTCATCGGCTTGAACAAACTTTGAAACCGCTCGTCCAAGTAAATCGTCATAATAAACTTTTTTAAATGTGGATCCTGCTAGGGGCAGGTAAAATAACATCTGATCAAACTCAGAGTCATATTCTTTCATGACATTACAAATCTGGTAGTTCATGAAATCCTTGACCCTTGTCGCTTGATCCTGTTTCTGTCTGGTAATCTTTCCTAAAATCTGTGCTCGTACCGGTCCACCTGCAGGTAATAATTCTTTATAGGCTCCTGCTTGAAACTGCGTTACGGCTTCTGCTAGTACCGGATGCGTTGCGCCTGATGCGCCTTGAAACGGTTGTGTTCTGTCTTTGTATTGAAATCCTAAAAGGTCTAAACCTTTGGTATACGAATCTGCCCATTGTCTTCTAGACTGTCTGTACTCTTCGTAGTTAGACCAAAGTTGTGATCCTAAACGATCTAAAACTTGATCGGGTAAAAGCTCTGCTAAGTTTGTGTAATGATCTTGACCGCCCGGTTGATTCATTGCTCCGGGTTCAAAAGTAATATCCGCGCTACCATCTTGATTTTGTGTAATCTCTGGCTGCGAGGGACCAGACGCTTGAGCCTCAGCGGCTATTTCCAGTTGCTGTTGTTGCGAAGGGATATTTACCGTTTGTTTAACATTCGGTAAAGACTTATCGATCTCTGCCATTTTTTTTCTCCAATTTAATAGGTTTATCCTTTTTTGCAGCAAGAATCAAGGCTCTAGGCTCAGGGCCTTTAACAGGGGGAATTTGACTCCATTTTACATGCTTCATATTTTTAGTTAGGGTTGGATTCTTCATTAAATTCATTTCTAGGCACGTACGGTTTATAGCCTTGTTCCGCAGCCTTTTTATCATCTTCTCCTACAATCGCATTTACTTCAGGAACATAATGTTTTAATAATCGTTCCACACCCTGTTGTAAGGTCAACTGTGACATGGCACACCCTGAACAAGCCCCTGATAATTTTAAAGTAGCGACGCCAGTATCCATGGCAAAATTAATAAAACCAATACTACCATTATGTGCCGCAACGTTCGGTTCAACTTTCTCTTCCAATACAGTCTTAATATCCTCAACGATCTCATCTAGATTCCTCATTTGATTAGGCTCGCTATTCCACCTTGAGCATAGTCCATACCTTCAGCATCTTTACGTTTCTTTTCTTCAACCACATCTTCCATAAAAAGACTGGCTCCAGCTTCATCGGATATAACTCCAGACTGATCTGCAATCATTCCCGTTAAACCTTCTTTGTCAATTTGACGCTGCAACCATTTTGCTGCATCGTTAATGAGCATAGGGCCCGCTGCGACTGATGCCGTTCCACTAATAAGTGGTAAAAACCTATTAGGTAATAACCCTCTCCATGCTAGATCTTTTAATCTTTTCTTTAAGGGAATAGTTGCATCTCCTAATTTTGATGTTTTTCCCATAGCATCAACAGCATGTTTCCAAAAAGCTGGAGACATTAAATCAGTTCCACTAGTTAAATCATATTTACCTCCATGCAAAACGTGACTTCCAGCTGGAGTTAATAAAGGAGTAAGTTTTTCAGCTGCCCATTTAACTCCTTCCCAAACTTTCTTTGGAGCTGCAGCTGTGACTGCTGCCGCGCTACTTAAATAAGGATGGTCTTTAATAACTGCCGGTAAGACGCTAGCTTCTTGTGTCTTGTCGCTAGGTTCAAGGGAGTCTGCCTTAGCAGATGTAGTTGTTAAAGCTAATACCGCAGCAGGTATTTTCAAGCGTCCAGGAGCTCTTAAACTTTTAGGCATATACGTCTTTACAACATCCAGAACTTTTAAAACCGGATGAGCATTATGTTGATATCCAATAAATCTTATAGGATTACCACTAGAATTTTTAAAAGTTCCTTTGGGAACATCAGGTCGTAATTGTATTTTTAATTCTTTAGCTTTAGCTATAATTTTATCAATCTTACTTTTCATTTCTGGTTTATTGTGATTTGCTTCAATAAACTTTTCTGCATCTTTAGTAAAAGCCATGTTTAAAGAAAAAGGTACCGCATTTCTATTAGCAGGAACATTTAACAACTCTCCTCCTAATTCAACTCTTTTCCCATGTCCTAAATGAAAAAAACGTGCATCAGCTTTAGGATCAATTAATTTAGTTAAATCCGGTTTAATCTTGATGATGTTTCCATTATTATCAATTCGATAAGAAATCTTATCTAATAAAGCCTTATCTTTTAAAATAGCATCGGGATTACTATTAATTAATTCATTCGCTAATTTAAGAATAGTATTTTGCGCTCGATTAAAAGTAAGATCTGCTTTGGATAAACTAATCTTTCCAATTTCTTTAAATCTTTTTTTAGCTTTTCTCATTTGTTTCGAGACTAAATCACTTAATCGTTTTTCAGGATCAGCTGCTCTTTTTAATTTTTTTCTTCTATTAATATTTGTTGTTAATTTTTTTTCAAATCCTTCGATGGTTTCTTTTGCTATTTTTCTAGCCTCTTTTTGATTAACCGTCCCTCCTACTTCGGTTGCAGGTTTAATATATTTTGGCACATAATTAGGATCCGATGTCATTTTTTTAAAATCATTTAAATAATTTTCCACTGAAACATCTGTAGCTGCAGTAACAAGCCTGGATATATTTCTATCCCCTATATTAATTTTATATTTTTCTTTTGCTATTTGTTTAATTTTATCCGCATCTGTTACACCGCTTTTAATGATATCATTAATAACACTTACAGCATTTCGACTTTGCTTCATAACTCCTGTTCCTGCAAACTTTTCATCATAAACTCTTCTTAAAGTTGTAGCAGGGACATCAATCTCTTTAGCTAGTTTTCTAAATTCTAATAGCTCCCCAGCATCAATAACTTTTTTAAGAGCGTCAGCTGCTTTCTTTCTTATAAGTAATGCTTGAGATTTTCCTCTCTTAAACCCAATCCTTCCCCCCTCTGCATTCGGTCTTCTTCTCATCTCTTCGGTGATTTCAAAGTCTTCTAGAATTTTAGTATTGCCTACGGACTCATCCTCTAAATCCCACCAATTGCCTTGTTCCCAATTGTAGGGCTTCTGAGTATAGGATTTTGTAGGACTTAAGGTTTTGGCGCGAGTAGAAATTTCATTCAAGTTAAAACGTTTGCCCAAAGATTCTCTTAAAGGAGAAGGATCCGCTGTAAGCTCTAACTCACCGGTTGCTGGATTTATATAAAAGGGAATACTCATTTTCTCTTCCTAAAAAGTTTAGCGATACCCCCATCAGCATGCTTAGTCTGACCTTGGATATCCCACTCTTCTAACAGCTCTTTATACTCTTCTTCAGATTGTTCATTTAAATATTTAAGTAATTCTGCAAGTAACTTTTCTTTAAAGGGGTCTTTTGTTCCCTGACTAAATTTTTTTCTAAACAAATTGGATACTCCACCTGTAGCATAGCCAGGAACCGGTCCTCCCTGTGCAAAATACTTCGGCAATACATTCGTCCACTCTTCAATAGTCATTTTGTAAACGTCATCCCCACGGGTATAAAGATCCTGCATGACTCGTTCAATATCACTAGTGCTTGTTTGTTCGTGCATAGCTATATTAGGATCTGGGTTCTTCGTTTTCTCTAAATATTTTCTAGCCACCCTAGCTTTAACAATCATATCAATATCTTGTAATTTGTATCCTTCTTTAGCTAAATCAGATGTACTCTTGGTGCTATAAAGCTCATCCCAGATATTTACTTTTTTTAAATCTCCTAATTTATAATTAGGATTAGACATAATCACTTTGCCGTCCTTATTTAACGTTTCATGAAATACTTCTTTTCCACTTTCTCTCATTTTATTCTTTTTAGGATCCCATGTATCCCAGAAAGACAT